TTACCCCACCCCCCTCTCACACAGAAACACCCCCCTTGTTAAATAAAACCAAAACCCAAAAAAATTTTTTGCAAAAAGCAGAAAAGGATCGAAACTCTCTATTTGCGTCCTTCCCGTTACCCCTTGCACCCCGCTTTACAACCTCCTATACTGCGCGCAACAGCTTCACAGCTTGCGAAAAGGTGTTTTACAGATGGCGATAGCCCTCACCCCCGAGTTCGGTATAGAAATACCAGACGACATTCCCTATATGGATTTGCGCGCCCGCGCAGAAGCAGCCTGCAATACAATAAACGAGCTAGAAGAACACGGCCTCGATGCTATTCCTGACGATGTAGATAACGATACGGCTGCTGCGCTTGTTACTGCTTATGCCGAAAACGTCGAACACACGTCCCAAGTCCTAAATCACAAACGGTTTGACAGCCTGACCCCCGCCGTCATTATCCAGACCAACGACATCCTGAAAGAGTTCGGGCACTTGGTAGCTACCCACTCCGCTGAAATCCGCAACACGGTGGTAAACAAGTTAGTCCTAGAGACTGAGAACGCCGACGCTAGAATACGGATTAAGGCGCTAGAGCTTCTGGGCAAGATGACTGACGTTGGCCTGTTTACAGAACGCAAAGAGATTACAGTAACTCACCAAAACGCAGACGAACTGCGGGAGAAGCTGCGCGAAAAGCTTACGGTACTGAAACAAAATGCGGAAGGTGTGTACGAAGCTGCGGATGTAGAAGGCGATGCCTAAACCCAATAACTTACATACGGCGACAAAAATCCTGCCAACCGCTTCTACGACCCCAGCGCCGGTTAGTTTCACCCCCGCAGAAATTGACTTGCTTCTACAGAACATCAACGCGTACACCCCAGAAGAACAAGAAGAAATACTACGGATTGTCGAAGAGTTAGAGACTCAGCAGCGCGCCGAAGCGGCGTACAAAGACCTGATCGAGTTCTGCAAACAGATGCAGGCTGACTACAAGGTAGGCAAACACCACCGAATCCTAGCTGATATGTTGATGGAGATTGAGCGGGGCAAGGAGTACGGCGACGAAGGCGAAGAGCTAGACGACACGGGCAAAGACCGAATTTGTGTGAACATGCCCCCACGTCATGGCAAGAGCCAGCTTATCTCTATTTACTTTCCGGCGTGGTTTTTAGGGCGCAACCCAGACAAGAAGGTCCTGATGGTCTCGCACACTACTGATTTGGCGGTAGATTTTGGTAGAAAGGTGCGTAACTTAATCTCAACACCTGAGTACCAAGCGATATTCCCTACTGTAAAGCTAGCGAGTGACTCGAAAAGTGCAGGACGCTGGAATACTAGTGCAGGTGGAGAGTATTTCGCCTGTGGTGTAGGTTCAGCACTCGCCGGTCGTGGTGCTCACTTGCTTTTAGTAGACGATCCGCACAACGAGCAAGACATTATTAGTGGTAATTTGGACGTTTTCGACAAGGCATACGAGTGGTTTACGTTCGGTGCCCGTACTCGTCTGATGCCCGGCGGTAGAATAGCCATAGTACAGACCAGATGGCACCTAGATGACCTGACTGGGCGCGTTGTAAGGGACATGTCCCAGAACACACTGGCTGATAAGTACGAAGTTGTTGAATTTCCAGCTATTTTAGAGGTAGAGTCCGAAGTACCGGACCCCAAGAACCGATTACTAACCGTCAAGAAAACCCTCGAAAAGCCGCTATGGCCTGAGTTCTTTAATTTAGACGCACTTTACCGTACAAAAGCGTCAATGCCGGTGTTTCAGTGGAATGCCCAGTATCAGCAGACCCCTACGGCAGAAGAAGCGGCGATAGTTAAGCGCGAGTGGTGGAACGAATGGCCTCACGACGACCCGCCCAAGTGCGAGTACATAATTATGACGCTTGACGCGGCGGCAGAGAAGAACAACAGGGCTGACTACACGGCACTTACTACGTGGGGTGTTTTCTTTCACGAAGAAGAGAACTGCTACTGTATTATCCTACTTAACTCTATTAAAAAGCGGCTTGAGTTCCCTGAGCTAAAAGAACTAGCAATGGAGCAGTACGAAGAGTGGGAACCTGATGCGTTTATTGTGGAGAAAAAGAGTAGCGGTACGCCGCTATACCAAGAGATGCGTCGATCTGGATTGATGGTACAAGAATATACACCGCACCGAGGCTCAGGGGATAAAACTGCGCGTTTAAACTCTGTTGCTGATATAGTACGCTCTGGACTTGTGTGGGTTCCCCAAACACGTTGGGCAGAAGAAGTAGTCGAGGAAGTTGCAGGCTTTCCGTTCATGTCTAACGATGACTTGGTGGATACTACTATAATGGCGCTGATGCGGTTTAGGCAAGGCGGCTTCATATCCCTACCGACCGACGAAGCTGAAAGCGAGTCTATGTACAGACACCGTGGCGGATACTACTAAAGGACATTAAGATGGCAATTGAAAAAGGTTTGTACGAAATGCCCGAAGGCATCGAAGACATGGAAGAGGATGAGGCCATGCTAACGATAGACGTGATGTCTGACGACGGCGTTGAAGTAGTACTAGAAGACGGCAGCGTAGAAATTACTTTTGGCGAAGAGATTGAAGAAATCGACGCTGCGCCCTTTGATGCAAACCTTGCTGACTACTTAGAAGACAGCCAGCTAGAAGAAATCTCTGGTGATCTGTGCGAAGCCGTGGAAGGTGACAAGGAAGCTCGCCGTGATTGGGCAGATAGTTACGTTGCAGGTCTTGACGTGCTGGGGATGAAGTACGAAGAGCGAACCGAGCCTTGGGAAAACGCCTGTGGCGTATACAGCAACATTTTGGCGGAAGCCGCTATCCGGTTCCAAGCCGAAGCCATGAGCGAGACGTTCCCCGCTGCTGGTCCTGTAAAGACTAAGATTCTAGGCGAAGCTACCCAAGATAAAGAAGACGCTGCCTTACGTGTTAAGACAGATATGAATTACGAACTGACTGAGGTTATGGTAGAATACCGCCCCGAACATGAGCGGCTACTGTATTCACTCGGTTTAGCCGGTTCAGCGTTCAAAAAGGTGTATTTTGACCCCGGTTTGGGCCGTCAGATCGCCTTATATATCCCTGCGGAAGACGTGATTGTGCCCTACGGTGCCTCTAATATTGAGTCCGCAGAGCGCGTTACGCACGTCATGCGCAAGACAAAGAATGAAATGGTTAAGCTACAGGCGGCTGGGTTCTATCGAGACGTGGAACTTGGCGACCCTATGTCGTTTTTCTCAGATGTTGAAGAAGCCAAGGCTGAGCAATCGGGTGTATCTCTGACCTCAGATGACCGCTATACCGTGCTCGAAGTACACGCTGACCTGAATATTGACGGTGTGGATGGGGCCGATGACGGAGAAGAGCTACAGATCGCAAAGCCTTATGTGGTAACGCTTGAGAAGGGTACGGGCAACATACTGGCTATTCGCCGTAATTGGAACCCTGACGACGAATTGACGCTTAAACGTCAACATTTTGTTCATTATGCTTATGTACCCGGATTTGGATTTTATGGACTCGGACTCATTCACATTATTGGTGGTTACGCTCGCGCTGGCACTAGCATTATTCGTCAACTCGTGGACGCTGGAACCTTATCCAATCTCCCCGGTGGTCTCAAATCTCGGGGACTACGAGTTAAGGGCGACGACACACCGATTGGTCCGGGCGAATTCCGTGATGTAGATGTGCCGTCCGGTTCTATCCGCGACAACATTATGCCGCTCCCTTATAAGGAGCCTAGTCAAACTCTCTTTGCCCTGCTTAAGCAGATCACCGAAGAAGGGCGACGTTTGGGGGCGATCTCCGACATGAACATCTCCGACATGAGTGCTAACGCGCCTGTTGGAACAACACTCGCTCTGCTAGAGCGTACTCTCAAGCCAATGGCAGCGGTCCAATCCCGTGTCCATTACTCAATGAAGCAGGAGTTTAAATTACTCCGAAAGATCATTGCTGAGTATGCGCCAGAAGAGTATCTGTATGTGCCTGACCGTGGTGAACCTCGTGCGCGACGCGCCGACTACGCTATGGTGGAAGTTATCCCCGTCAGTGATCCTAATAGCAGCACGATGGCCCAGCGAGTGGTCCAGTATCAAACCGTGTTGCAGATGGCGCAGGCCACCCCACAAATTTACGACCTACCCCAACTCCATCGCCAGATGATCGAGGTCTTGGGTATTAAAAACGCCGACAAACTTGTACCGGTTAAGGATGATATTAAACCCGCTGACCCTGTAAGTGAAAACATGGCGTTCTTGGTAGGTAAACCCGTAAAAGCCTTTATATATCAAGACCATCAAGCACATATAGCTGTGCACGAGGCTTTCTTGCAAGACCCTCAGATGATGGCATTTATAGGGCAAAACCCCGCTGCACAGCAAATAATTGCCGCAATTAAAGCCCACATTGGTGAGCACATGGCCTTCTTGTATAGACAACAGATGGAAACAAAACTGGGCGTACCTTTACCTCCGCCAGATTCAGAGCTTAACAAAGAGCAAGAAGTACAATTGGCAGGCTTGTTGGCGAAGGCAGCACAACAGCTTACACAACAAAAACAGGCCGCAGCAGCAGAGCAGCAAGCCAAGCAAAAAGCTCAAGACCCCATCATCCAGATGCAGCAGCAAGAGTTACAACTCAAGCAAGCGGAGCAACAGCGAAAAGCTCAGAAAGATCAAGCAGATACGCAACTTGATGCGGCGAGACTACAGCTCGATGCAGAGAAAGCTCAAACCACCGCTACTATTGAAGCGAGCCGTATAGCGGCGCAGAACGAGCAAGCGCAAGCCAAGAACGATTTGGATGAGGCAAAGGCTATTTTGGACTTGGCAAAAGCTAATAGAGGAGGCAAATAATATGAAAGGTGTTAAACATTACAAAAAAGACGGGACTTTGTTCACAGGTACTTCACATAAGATGTCTGACGGCACTTTGCACAGTGGTAAAACTCATACTAAAGGTAGTGTGAAGTTATTTCACTTAAAAGACTTGTCTGCTACGGCAAAAAAGAAAGCTAAGTAAGAGGCAGTAAACAATGGCTACAACCGTCTTTGACGTGCTGAACGAAAAATTAACAGAGCTTAAAGGCTCTAGCGAGGATTTCCTGAAAACCGGTGGAGCTAAAGACTTCGCTGAGTATAGGGAGGTGTGTGGCGTTATTCGAGGTCTGGACGCTGCATTAAGAGAAGTAGGTGACCTTTCGCGTAACTATATGGATGATAACGATGACTGAAACAGTAACAGTTAGTGGGGTCGACGCTGACGCGTCCGTATCTCCAGCAATGACTGCATTAGAGCTAAAACGTAAAGAACGTATAGAAGTAGAAGCCATAGAAGAGGCAGAGCTAGAAGCCTCTATCCCTAAGCCAGTTGGCTACAGGGTACTCATTGCCTTACCTAACGTCGACGAGACCTTCGGGGAAAGCGGGCTTATTAAGGCAGAATCTACCCGTCGAGAGGAGTATATCCTGTCTACTGTTGGGTCTGTACTTGATATGGGTAATGAAGCCTATAGCGACAAAGAGCGCTTTCCTACTGGGCCTTGGTGCAAAGTAGGCGACCATGTGATGTTCCGAGCCAACACCGGCACGCGTTTTAAGGTGAACGGGCAGGAGTTTCGCTTAATGAATGACGACTCTATTGAGGCCGTCGTAGACGATCCGCGAGCTGTTTCGCGTGCATAAGGAGTAAACCATGCCTAGAGAAAATGTAGAATTTGAGTTCCCCGATCCCGATAAAGACGAAGCATCTCAAGAAGTTGAGGTTGATCTTGTCGAAGAAGACGCGCCCCTAGAAGTAGAAGGTGCGGTTGGTCGGGAAGATATGAAGTCCGCCAAAGATACTATTAAGGAGGGTGAAGTCGAGATCGAGGTAGAAGACGATACCCCAGAAGCCGACCGTGGGCGAAAAGCGTCTCCGCCACCAGACGAAGTTACTAACGAAGAGCTAGAGAACTACTCCGACAAAGTTAAGAACCGTATTAAGCATTTTAGTAAGGGCTACCACGACGAGCGCAGGGCTAAAGAAGAAGCTCAACGTGAGCGAGAAGTTTTAGAGGCGTACGCCAAAAACCTTATAGCTGAGAACAACAAGTTAAAAGGTTCGGTGGATCAAAGCCACAACTCGCTTATTCAATCGGCCAAGAAACAAGTGGATGGCGAACTTGCTATGGCTAAGCGGCAGTATAAAGAGGCGTATGAGTCGGGAGAACCCGATGCCATACTAGAAGCCCAGACTATGCTTAACGCTGCTCAAATACGTTTGGAGCGAGTTAATGGGTTGAAACCTAAACAGATTCAACCTTTACAACCCCAAACAACTCCTGTACAAACGCAGGTAGATGTACCCCAACCTCAAGTGCAGCGAGACGAAAAAGCTGAAACATGGCGCGATGATAACTCGTGGTTCGGCTCAGACGACGAAATGACTGCCTTTGCATTAGGGTTGCATAACAAGTTAACGAAAGACGGGGTAGACCCCAAAACTGATACTTACTACGAGAAAATTAACTCTCGTATGCGACAAGTATTTCCCGATCAATTTGATGACGGGATAGAAGATCAACCAGAGAGTACCCAAAGAAAATCTAGCAATGTGGTTGCTCCCGCTACGCGGAGCACAGCGCCTAACAAAATTAGGCTCACGCAATCACAAGTCGCTATCGCAAAAAAACTTGGGGTACCGCTGGAAACTTACGCCAAACAGGCTGCTGAACTAATGAGGAAACAATAATGGCTGCAAACAGACTAGATAGAGAGCTGGAATCTCGTGAAAAGACTGCCCGTAAGAAATCGTGGAGTAGGCCAACTGTGTTGCCCGATCCCATGCCCCAAGACGGCTATAAGTTTCACTGGGTTCGTGTAAGCACTATGGGTCAACCTGATTCCACCAATGTGTCCTCAAAATTACGTGAAGGATGGGAGCCAGTACGCGCAGAAGACCACCCCGAGATATTTAGTGACGCCGTTGATGACGTGCGTTTCAAAGATAATGTCATCGTTGGCGGACTAATGCTGTGTAAGGCCCCCCTAGAACTTGTCGCAGAACGTACCGAGTACTATGACAATATGGCTCAGTCTCAGATGCGTTCAGTAGACAATAACTTAATGCGCGAAAATGACCCTCGTATGCCCCTGTTTAACGACAGGAAAACAAAGGTTACTTTCGGCAAAGGAAATTAAACTTAGGAGTTATATACAATGGCTTATCCAACAGTCAGTGCTCCCTACGGCTTTCAAGCAATCAACCGTGTAGACGGTACGCCTTATGCAGGTCAGACTCGCCTTATTCCTATAGCGGGCACCTACAATACGGCTATCTTCGCAGGTGATTTGGTTAAAATCGTAGCGGCAGGCACAATTGAGAAGTTCACTGGCACTACTACTGGCTCCCCTTCGGGCGTCTTTGTAGGTGTTCAGTACGTCAATTCATTGAGCCAGTTCACACCGGCTCAGTACTACCCCGGCACTAGCGTTACTGAAGCTTTTGCTATCGTAGTTGACGACCCATTGGCGGCGTTTAAAGTTGCTGTAACTGCTGCTAACAGCAGCATGTCTTCGGCGGCCCGTGCTGCTGTGGGTTCTAACATGTCTGTCTTAGTGGGTACAGGCGACACAGCTACTGGAAACTCTGGTGCATCAGTACTAGCAGGGTCTGAAGCTGGAACTGCGGGTCTGGTTGTGCGAGTTATTGACACAATAGACGAAACTAAAACTGCTGCTGATACTTTTGTGGAGATTGTCGTAAAGATTAATCTGCATCAGTACAACAACACAACTGGCGTATAAGGAGACTAGCAGATGGCTATTTCAAGAGCGCAACTCCTTAAGGAGCTACTACCGGGTCTAAACGCCCTATTCGGCCTCGAATACGCTAAGTATGGTGACGAAGCTGCTGAAATCTTCGAGACTGAATCTTCGGATCGTTCTTTTGAAGAAGAAACTAAGTTGTCTGGTTTTAGTGCCGCACCTGTTAAGGGTGAAGGTTCTGCAATCGAGTATGACAATGCGCAAGAAGCGTGGACTGCTCGTTACACTCACGAGACCGTCGCAATGGGCTTCTCGCTCACTGAAGAAGCAATCGAAGATAACCTCTACGATTCACTCTCTTCACGTTATACAAAGGCACTTGCCCGCGCTATGGCGTACACTAAGCAAGTTAAGGGTGCTAGCATCCTAAACAACGCATTCGCTGCTGGTACTACGTACGGTGATGGACAGACTCTCTGTTCAGTTGCTCACCCTCTCGTATCTGGTGGTGTAAACTCAAACCGTCCTGCTGTTGCTGCTGACCTTAACGAGGCTTCACTCGAAGCTGCTGTTATTCAGATTGCTGGTTGGACTGATGAGCGCGGTCTGCTTATCGCAGCCAAGCCTAAGACGCTTGTTATTCCACCGGCACTGCAATTCGTTGCTACTCGCCTGTTGGATACCAACCTTCGTGTAGGTACAGCGGATAACGACATCAACGCCATGAACAACAATGGTTCAATCCCCGGTGGTTATAAAGTTAACAACTACCTGACTGACACCAATGCTTGGTTCTTGATGACTGACATCCCCAACGGCCTGAAGCACTTCGTTCGCTCCGCTATGAGCACTAGCATGGACGCAGACTTCGACACAGGCAACAGCCGTTATAAGGCTCGTGAGCGATACAGCTTCGGCGTATCTGACCCACTGGGTATCTTCGGTTCACCCGGCGCTTAATAAGCAAGCGGTGTTAGGATCGGGGGCTTCGGCCCCCTTTCTTTTGAGAAGTACTATGCCAAGAAAGACACCTAAAACCCCTGAACCGGCAAAGTCACGGCTGTGTACCTCGTGCGGTAGGGTTCGTAAGACTACTCAGTTTGAGTTATTTAAAGACGGCAATTATCGTGGGGTATGTCGTGATTGCGTGTTAGCTCAACGAGCAAAGAAAACCTCTGCCACACCTGAAGCCTACTTAAAAACTGCGCACATCCAACTTAAGTCCCAACGCCGTAAACAAGGCATAGAGTTCTCCCTTACCCACGAAGAACTGTGTCAGATGTGGGAAACCCAAGGTGGGCGGTGCGAGTTGTCTAGCATACTTATGACCCACCACCGAGACGGTGCTCTTGGAGACGGTAAACAGAAAGACTTTAACGCGTCGATAGACCGGATAAACCCGCAAGGCCCCTACTCCCGAGAAAACGTGCAACTAGTGGCGGCTAGAGTAAATACTATGAAGCATACTCTGGGCGAAGAAATGTTTATGTGGTGGGTAAAGAACATTTACGAACATAGTATGAAGTGATACGTTGAAGTTGCAGTATCCCTTGAGAAGTTGACCCGGTAGCCACAACTGCCGGGTCTTTTTTATTTGTGCGTTAGACAAATAAGTGTTATATACTTACTTAAATCCGGGGCCATCCGGTATATCTGACAGTCTCGGCTGACGACATGCAGACAGATATACCTAAAACTAACTCGCATGTGAGGAACTACCGATGGGTACTACAACTTTCTCTGGCCCAGTTAAAGCGGGCACTATCTCCAACACTACCGGAACAACTCTCGGCAAGGACGTAAAGAATACGGGCCAAGTAACTATGGCTCAGACGTTCTCAACTGGAACCGACCTTGCCGGTGGAGCTTCTGCTGCGAACGCTACTACTGTAGTTATTCCAGCCAACTCTCAAATTATTGACATCGTACTAGACTGTCCTACAGCTATGGCGGGTGCTACAGCAGTGCTGAGTATCGGCGATAGTGTTGGCGGTAACGCTACGTTCCTTAATAGTTTCTCCATTACAGTGGCTTCTGGCGTAGGTCGAAAGTATCCTACCACTGAAGCTGGCGGTGCTCTTGCTTGGGCAGACACTGGAACTGCGGATAAAAAACTGACTTGGACTACCACCGGAGCTACTAGTGGTGGTGAAGTTAGAGCGACTGTTCTGTATCAACAAAACATTAATCTCGCCTAAATTGGGTTATTAACCTTAAAAATAGGAGAGGGAAATGGCTGATACAGTATCGACTCAAATAATCCAAGATGGTAGCAAACAGGCGATCATTAAGGTTACTGCGGTTGTAGGAAATACCGACGTAGTAACTAGCACAATGATTGATGTCTCTACATTATCGGTTGATCCGGTAAGCCGTAGAGCCTGTACTGGAGCTGTGCTAGCAAAGCTTACTTACGTAGGTGTTGGCGTAGGGGTCAAACTAGAATGGAAGGCAAACGCTAACGTTCTTATCTTTGACCTGCCCGTAAACTGGACAGAGGACTATGATTTCTCTAGCTATAGTGGCATACCCAACAACGCTGGGGCTGGTAAAAATGGCGACATCGTAGCTACTACGGTATCTCCATCTGCCGGGGATACCTACACCTTTATATTTACTGTGAACAAGCAATATGGCTAAGCAAGTAGATAAGAAAGCGATGGCTTGTAATAAGCCAAGACGAACTCCGTCCCATGCTAAGAAGTCTCATGTAGTTAAGGCTTGTGAGGGTGGGAAGGAGAAAGTTATCCGCTTTGGTGAACAAGGTGCTAGCACTGCGGGTAAACCCAAGTCCGGCGAGTCTGCTAAGATGAAGGCTAAGCGCAAGTCGTTTAAGTCCCGTCACGGCAAGAACATCGCTAAAGGCAAAATGAGCGCAGCCTACTGGGCTGACAAAGTTAAGTGGTAGGAGACTGTTATGTGGACTAAACCTTCATACGAAAATGTACGATTAGGGTTTGAAATTACTATGTATTTTAAGGTTAGGTAATGCCTAGCAAAAGCAAAGCCCAGCATAACTTAATGGCGGCAGTAGCGAATAACCCTAAGTTCGCCAAGAAAGCGGGCATCCCGAAAGCGGTAGGAGCAGACTACATGAAAGCAGATAAAAAAGTTATGAAGTACAACATGGGCGGCAAGCTGAAAATGGTAGAAAAGAACGGAGAGAATGTTCCTTTTTACGCGGCTGATGGCAAAGGCGCGATGAACATGGGCGGGGAAGTAATGAAGTATTCTGATGGAGGCATGGCTGGCGGAAAGAAAAAGAACATTGACGGAATGGCTATCCGAGGTCGAACTA